GCTCGCAAGCATTGTCGGCTTTCCGATTCCCGGCATGGTGCAAAGAATTTTCATGGTGATTGTCGCGCTGGTGGCGCTCTACATGATCGTCGCTTTGCTGCTTGGTTTTCCCGTCGTTCACGTCATAGGGCATATGTAGATGGGCTGGATCAAGGCGATGTTTGGCACTCCTGTCCCGGCGGCCGCGGCGGCCTCGCCCCCTGATGCGGCGGTGTCGCACAACACCAGCGTTGATCTCGACAGGCTCAACGCCGATCTCGCCAAGCAGTTCGTCCGCAGCATCTATCTTTGGCGGTGCGTGGACATGATCGCGAGCATGTCGGCGAGCGTGCCGCTGTTCGTCTACAAGGATGAGGATAGTCAGCTGCGCGCGAGCGAGCTTGGCGTTGCGAAGCTGTTGACGCGGCCGAATCCGCAATGGACCGGCGCCGCGCTGCAATACTATGTGGCCGCATCGATCGCGGTATCGAACAAGGCTTTTCTGTTGCGCGTGCGCGGCGCGGGCGGTGTCACGCAAGAGCTATGGCCCATCGCACCCACCGATGTGACGATCATCTATGTCAACGGCAGCCGGATGATTCAAAAGTTTCAGGTGATGAACGGCATGAACGGCGGCACCGGGATAGACGAATACGAGGTTGACGAGAACGGCGACAGCGACTTGATCTATATCCGCAGGCCCGCGCTCAACCGCTGGACCGATAAATCGCCAGCGGCCATCGCAGCGGCACCCGCCGAAGTGTTTACCCGCGTGTTGCAGCGCTGCGCCGATATTGTTTCCAACTCCTCGAACATCACGGGCCTGTTGAGCACCGACTCCGAGTTGGCGAAAGGCGCGGTGGCCGAGATCAAAGACAAGATCACGCAATTCCGCACCGGACAGGCGCAGAGCGGCGGCACGCTGGTGACGGCAAACGCGAAATGGAATCTGACGCGGCTATCGGAAGACCCGGCATCGGCGCTCTCGGTCGAGATCAAGGATAGCCTGGCGCGCGATGTGGCGATGACGTTCGGCGTGCCATCGCAATTGCTGGCGCTGCCGGGGCAGGACACTTACAACAATCTTGGCGAAGCCCGCGTCGCCCTGATTTCGGAAACCGTGCTGCCGGGCTACATCAACCTTTATGTGTCGGGCCTCAACCATGCGCTGATGCGCAACGGTGCGGAGGTTCGGCCGGACATCGAGCACATCCCCGCGATGATGGCCTATCGCCGTCAGCTAACCAAGGCAGCGGTCGAGGCGACGATGTTGAGCGTGAACGAACAGCGCGAGATGCTTGGCTATCCACCCTATGAGGACGATGAAATGGCTGACGTCCCGGTGAAGCTGGAAGAGTTGAAGCTCAAGAGACTGGCCATCGAAGTTCAGGGCGGCAATGTCGGAAACATCCTTGGGCCAAGCGAGCGCGGCCCGCCCAAGCCCATCAAACCCGAGCAATCGGTCTAACCAAACGGAGGAGATGATGCCTGCAACAACTCAGCAACTGAGCCGGTATGACACAGCATGCGCGGCGCTGGCGGAAGCGAGAACGGTTGATGAGGTGCGGGACATCTTGAACAAGACGGAAGCCATCAAGGAGTATGCGCGGCGGGCCAAGAACCGCGCCCTTGAAGTCGACGCCACCGAGATTCGCGTGAGGGCCGAGCGGCGCTATGGCGAACTGCTCTTCGATCTCAAGGCCAGCGGCCAGATTGCGGAGGGGCGCCGAAAAACTGTCGAGTCAGAACGACAGTTTCCGCGTTTGACTTTGGTCGAACTGGATACGACCCGCGATCTGTCATCGCGCTGCCAACGCATCGCCAGCCTACCGGCGCAGAAATTCGAGCACATGATCGCGGAGTGGCGGCACCATGCTCTAGAGGATGGCGGGCGCATCGCCTTTGACGCCTTGATGATGGAAAAGGCCGAGCGGCGCGAGATGCGAGAGACCGCGCTTGGCAACGCGCTATTGGCACTGCCGCAAAAAAAGTATGGCGTGATCTATGCGGACCCGGAGTGGCACTTCGAGGTGTGGAGCAGCTGCGGGCTGACCCGTGGCGCGGAGAACCACTATCTCACGAGTCCGCTTGAGGTGATCAAGTCGCGCGACGTGCCCTCGATCTCGGCGCCGGATTGCGCGCTGCTCTTGTGGGCGACGCAGCCGATGTTGCATTACGCGCTTGAGGTTCTGACGGCGTGGCAGTTCGAATACAAGTCGCATTTTGTGTGGGCCAAGGACCGCATCGGCACCGGCTACTGGTCGCGCAACAAGCACGAAATTCTGTTGCTCGGCACCAAGGGCGAGATACCTTGCCCCGCTCCCGGTGATCAATGGGATTCGCTGATTGAAGCGCCGCGTCGGGGCCACAGTGAAAAGCCCGAGCTATTCGCCGAACTCATCGAAGCGTACTGGCCCCACATCCCGAAGATCGAGTTGAATCGGCGCGGACCACCGAGGCCGGGATGGGATGCGTGGGGCTTCGAAGCGAATGGCGGCTACCGGCAAGACAATCGCCATGTTGATCAATGTGAGCAACGCGCGCACGTTTGACAGATACCTGCGCACGATGGAGCAAAAGCTCCATCTCGCAAAGTTTCCGATCATGCGCGCGGCCTATCGCATGCAGCTAACGCGCGGCGGCCTTGCCGCGCAGAAGTATATTGAGGAGCGCGGCCAGCCGACACTGATCCGCTACTACAAAAAAATCTATGCCGATATCTATGAGGCGGTGGTTGATCAGTTGCCGGAAACCAAGGCGCGGCGGCGGCGAACCAGTCAGTTCGTTGCGGATCAATTGCAGTGGATCGAGCAACGGGCCACGAGACAAATCGCGCGCATCTCACAGAGCGCGTCCGACGATGTTCGCGATATCATCATGCGCGGGATTCGCGAGGGGATGAGCGATCCCGAGATCGCGGCCAGCCTCTATGACGATATCGAGGACTTGTCGCGCGGGCGGGCGGCCACCATCGCGCGCACCGAGACGCACAGCGCGGCCAATGCGGCGATGTGGGAGACTCTGGATTATGAGGACGTCGACGTCCGCACCAAGACGTGGGTGACGGTTGGCGATGACGTGGTGCGGCCGAGTCACCAAGCGCTGGAGGGTGAAACGCTAGGCATTGACGAAGCTTTCGAGGGTGAAAGCGGGGCGATGATGTTTCCGGGGGATGACTCACTCGGCGCGGGCGCGGCGGATATCGTCAACTGCCGGTGCAGCGTCATTTACAATACCTGAGTCATGTGCGACTCTGATTAGTACATTTGCTAGAACGGTTTACAACGCGGTCCCTTTGGATGCATATTGCGCGCATTCGCGGGGATTTTCGCGATGAGTGAACATTGCTCTTCTCTGACATGCTCGTACGAAATCAAATCGCAGCAAGACAACGTTGCGAGCTTCACGGGCGTGGCCTCCACCAACGAAATCGATCAGCATAACGACGTCATCGAGGCGGGCGCGTTCCTGCCTATCGCGCGCAAGCTCGATGGCAATCCCGACGTGCTGATGCTGCGCGACCATGATCGCAGCCAGGTCATCGGCGGCTGGAAAAGCTTCACGCAACAGAACCACCAACTCATCGTTGAGGGCGAGCTATGTCTCGAAGTGGAGAAGGCGCGCGAAACTTACGCCTTGCTCAAGCGCGGATATCTCGGCGGCTTAAGCGTTGGCTTCAATGCCGACAAGGATGGCGTAACCTTCGATCAGAAATCCGGCCGCCGCACCGTCAAGCGAGCGATCCTGAAGGAATGCTCGATAGTGGCATTTCCAGCAAACAAGGGCGCGCAGGTCTACTCCGTCAAGGCCGAGCTGGATGACTGGCTGGTGTCGCGCGGCATGCCGCCTGACGATATTGCCTTGCTGATCTCTGAAGGATTCGGCGCCTTGCTTGATCGTTACATGAAGGAGGATGACCCGCTAAAACCTTGGGGCGACGTCGAGTATGCCGATCCCGGCTATCAGGAGGACAGGGTCAAGCGCTATCCGATCCACCGTGAGCGCAACATTCGCGCCGCGTGGTCCTATATCCACATGCCGCGCAACCGCGCGTTCTATACCCGCGAACAGTTGAAGCGGATCGAGGGCCGCATCATCGCGGCGTGGAAACGCAAGATCGATCCCGCTGGGCCGCCCGCTTATCAGGAGGCTGCCGCCGCTGATGATCTCGATAAAAAGGATCTCATCCTCGGGATCGATGACAACTATCCAGTAGACGAAACCGCCATCCGCAAAGAGGCAACCGAGTTGCTCACCATGTTGAGAGGAAAAGGTTATGTCTGAGCTTCCACAACTCGCCGACATCCTCAAGGATGTGCGGACGGCTAGCGAAAATTTTTGCAAGGCCGAGAAGCTGAACAACGAAGCGCTCACCGAGCTGAAGGAATCGGGCAAGCTGCTCGACACCAAGGTGGGGCAAGTCGTTGATGGCCAGAAGGCTTTCGATACCAAGCTGCAAGGCTTCGAGAGCAGTCTCAATGAGCTTTACAAAAAAATCTCGCGGCCGGGATTCGAAACGCGCGGTAGTGATGAAGAAGTGGAGAACCGCAAGTCGGCGCTGACGCTGCTCGAAACCAAGCATGAGTGGAAGGTGTCGAAGAAAGACCCGGAGCATCCGTTCGCGCCGACCGAAGATCAAGTCAAGGAAGCGATCATCTATAATCGCGCGTTTCCCGCGATGCTCAATAGCTGCGATGTTTCGATACTGTCGCCGGAATATCGCAAGGCGCTCACCGCGTTTAATTTCGGCTCAAGCGGTTTCCTGCTCGAACCGGCGATGAACGCGCGCGTACTGTCGTGCTTGGTCGATCCGACTGACGTGGCGGGCCTGTTTCAGAACATGGCGATCAGCCAGCCATCGGTCAAGTTCATGATCGATCAGACGCGCGCCACCGATGTGGCGGCGTGGGCTTGCGAATCAACTTGTTTCGCCAACAACCCGCAGCCGCAGCTTGAGGGCTTGGGCGAACTTGAGATCAAGCCCGAGACGCTGCGCTATATCGTGTGCGCCACGCGCGACCTGATCGAGGATGCCTCGATCAACGTTGAAAACTGGATGATGGAAAAAGTCTCGAAAGCCTTCCGCGCCACCATCTCGGCGGCGCTGATCGCGGGCGACGGTATCGGCAAGCCTCCCGGCATTCTCAACCCGAACAGCGGGATTCCGATTTGCGACAGCGGGGCGAACACGCCAGCGGGACAATTCAGTTGGCAGGATTTGATCGCGCTGAAGTGGCAGGTGCCGATGCAATTCCAAGGCGGCACGCAAGTGATGGGCGGCGGCTCGTATTTCATGAATCAGAATACGTTCGCGCTGATCCTGACGATGAGCGATTCGAATGGCAGGCCGCTGCTCTCGGCATTGCCGCAAGGCACGGTGCCGTTTGTGTTGAACGGCTCGCCGGTTCAAATCGTCACGCAGATGCCCGAGGTGGCCCCCGGCACAACGCCGGTCGCATTTGGGAATTGGCGTGAGGTTTATATGGTGGTGAACCGCAAGGCGGTGACGATGCAGCAAGACCCTTATTCTGCGGGCTTCTGTATCCTTTACAAATTTGAGGCGCGCGTGGGCGGCGGAATCATTTGCCCGAATGCTGCGCGCTTGCTGCGCATCAAGTAAGAGGAGAACGGTGATGAACGTTTGGAGCAACGCGGGGCGTGCATTGGGAATGAATGTGCTGTCGCCGCGATATGTCGATATCGGGCCGTTCTTGGAGTATTCGATTTTCCTCTACAACTACACGGCCAACGATATCACGGCGGGCGAACTGACCATTCAGTGCGCGCACGCCAAGGCCGATGATCCTTGCGAGCCGGATGTTTGGGCCGATCTCGATGCGATTCCGGAGTGCACGGCGGCCCCCGGCACGGTGGCAGGGCCAGCCAAGATCGTGCTGTCGGCAACGCATCCGATCAAGGCAAAGACGGGTTGCTGGTACGCGGCGCCGTGTCCGTGCCAATTCCTTCGGGTGACAGGCTCGGTGACGGGCCTCGATGTGACTGCGGTGTTGACGCGGCCACGCCGGAGCATCACCGCCTACGGCACCAAGGAAGCGGGCATCTTCCCGCCGCCGGTCCCCGGCTATCAGGGCTTCCGGGCAGGACAAGTCGGTGTGGACGGACGGCCTCTATGAACATCTTGCGCCGGCTGTTCAGTCCTTGGCGGATCGAGCTCGGCGAGCCGGTGAATATCCGCGGCGACGTTGCGATCAGCTTCAAGGGCGACGGGCCGGTGCGGTTACGGGTGCAGCATGCGGGCGGCATGAAGCTGCCGGACGAACTGTCATGGTGCGACGTCAGCGCGATGAACAATGGCAACCTTGATCCGGCCGCGGCGTTGGATGGCAGGGAAATGCGAGTTCGCGGTGTGCTGGTTGATCGCATCGATGGCGATGTGACTGTTCTG